TGTGCTGCCGCCCATGCCTTAGTGATGGCAACAACTGCCTTGAATACGATCACGCCAGTACCGAGCACCGCAACAAAAGGAAGGATGATGTCTTTGTTGCGTCCGATCCACTTGCCCAGATCGATCAATCGAGGTACGACCTCGTCCTTGACGAAACCGAAGACGTCCTTCAGCGTCGGCAAGGCGTTGGTCTTGAACGACTCCCAGAGCTTGGCGCCCTCGCGCTCCGCGAACTCCAGCGCCCTCGGCAGGTTCTCGCCCAGCCACTTCGCCGCGTCCTCGATGAGCGGCAGCATCTTGGCGCCGATCTGCTCGCCGAGATTCCCGACGATGACCTTCAGTTTGTCCATCGGGCTCGCCGCGGCCTCGGCCGCACCGCCGAACTCGTCGCCCAACTCCTTGAGGATGAGCTTCTGCGCGCCCATCACGTCGCCGGACTCGACCAGGGTCTTGATCTGCTCCTTCTGCGACGCGGTGAACGACACGCCCACCCGCTGCAGAGCGGTCACGCCCTTGATCGGATCGTTCAGCGCCTTGCCGAGCTGGATCGCCGACGACTTCGTGTCCTGCCCCAACGCCACCGACATATCGGTGACAATCTGGTTGGCCTGGTTGAAGATGTCGTTACCCTTACCGACCTCGTTGCGGACGTTCTTGAAGGTCAGCAGCAGGTTCGCGCCGGACTGGATCGCCTCATCGTCCACGCCGGTCTTGTTGGAGATCGCCGTCGCCAGCTTGTTGACCTGATCGGCGCTGACATTCGCCGCGCCGCCGGTGGACTTGATGACCTGCGCGGTCAATCGGCTGATCTTCGCCGACTCGGCAGCGTCCTCGATGAATCCCTTGAACAGCGAGAAGCCGCCGACCGCTGCGGCGGCGGCAGCGATCGGCGCGAACATGGTGCGGGCAACCCCACCGATCCCGACCCGGAACCCGCTGCCCAGAGACTTGGACATACCCACGCCGACACGGCGGCCGTCGAAGTGCTTCGGGATCTCACGCTTAACGGCCGGGCCGAACTCCTTGAGGTCCGGCTTCACCGCGACGAACACATCGGCCAGCGACGCCATCACAGACCGTCCCGCGGTGGCTTGGCGCCGAACTGGTCGGCGGCCGGGCGCAGATGCGGCTGCGCCGCCGAGTGCTCGGTACCGGCCTCCACCATCCAGCCGTAGAACGCGATCGCCCGATCCCAGCCCACCCGGTACTCCACCTGACGGGTCCGCGGGTTGTAGTACCGCTGCGACTTGATGCTGCGGCGCAGCGCCCCCGTCAGACGCGGAGCGCGCCGCCTAGCCTCATCGCGGACCAGCCGAGCCGATTTGGCGATCTCCCCGGTGACGGCCTTGTTGCGGGACAGTGTGGCCAGAATGGCGGACTGCACGGCAGGGGACGACATCTTGATCCGGATATCCGCCACGAGTCACCTCATCTCAGGCCGAGCGCGCGCAACAACTCCTGGCGGTCCCGGTCCTCCGACTCGACCGGTTTGATCTCCTCGAGCAGCCATTCGTCGAACAACTGCCGCTGACGATCTGGGTCGACCACCTCGCTCTTGCCGTTCGACGCGATCGCGATCGCCACCGACGCCTGATGCTGCGCCAGCGCGCGCGCCTCGACACGCTCGGCCAGCAGCGCATAGACGACGTCGCAGACGTCGCCGAAACTCAACTGGCGCGGGCCACCCGATCCGCCTCGGTGCGGCGCACCAACAGCGCCAGATCCGGCCGGCCTTGCCTCTCGAGTCGGCGCACAACCTGCGAGGACGAGTCGCCCATCGAGCTCCCACTGGTAGACGGCGGCCCATCCGATGAGTCGGAGGACCGCTGAGTAGGGCGCCCGGCCATCGCTTCGATCGCCTGCTGTACCACGCCCATCAGCTCCTCGCCATCGGCGCGGTGCTTGGTGGCGGCGGCGGCGAACCGGGCCCAGTCCTCATCGACCAGGCACTGCTCCATCAGGTCGTACATGGCGACCAGGCCGTCCATGTCCGAGGAATCCACGCCATCCTGAGCCACCTTTGCGAACCGCATCAGCGGCATCAGCCCGATCTTGTCGGCGATGCGGTACTTCTCGCCGTGGAACTCGACGGTCTCACCGCTCATGTCACACGACCGTCCCGGAACGGGCAACACCCGCGGAGTAGACGATGAACGACTTCGCCGCAGCGGGGCGCTCCAGGCTGAACTGAACCGGGATGAGCGCCTTGTCCGGGGCACGGCGGAACGCCGACTCGATCGCAGAGGCGTTCAGGCACTGCCGGGCGATGATGCGCGTGGTGGCGTCCAGCGACTCCCAACCGATCATGCACCGCGTCACTTGGCTTGGCTCCGGCGGCTCCAGGGATGTCAGCGCGGTCGCGCCGGTGCCGGACACCAGAGTCATCGTGCCGCCGTTCATGGCGTACTTGAGCTTCTCCAGCGTGTAGTCGGCCATGGAGAACGCGAACGAGCCGGTCGCCTCGGTGACGGCGTAGGCGATTGGGTCGAACAATTCGGCGACCCGGATGGGCTCGGACGTCATCTCGTAGGAGAACGTCGAACCCTCCTCGGTGGCGCCGACCGGAACCCACGCAGCTGCCCACACGTCGGTGAACACACTGCCAACGACGGTGTTGGTCGGCAGCGCCGTCCCGATGGGGGCCCTAAAGAGGTAGCCAGGATCCTTCAAGATCGTTGGCGTGGCGATGGTAGGCATCGGATGTCAGCCCTTTCTACTGAGTGGCTTCTTGGCCGGCCTTGGTGGTGCGCTTGGCCACCTGGTCCGGGCTGACCACGCCGCGTTCGACGTGGGAGACGGGGACGGCTTCGCCGCGGTTGAACGCGCGCACGCCGCCGATGTCGATCGGCTCGAGGGCTACGTACACGCCCCACTCGGCGAGAGCGTCGCGCCCAGCGTCGTCAGCGGTGCCGGCGGGGGCTTCAGTGGAGGCGTCTGTCTTGTCAGCCATTGCTGTTCCTCACGGGTTGGTTTCCAGTAGGAGATCGATCACGTACCGGGCGCGGCCGGTCTCGGTATCCGGCGCGGGGATGATGGTCGACGGCGCGGCGTTGGAGATGTCCCCGGCCGTCCACGAGCCGCGCAGGTCGCGGGTGACCGACCGGACGGTGCGGGCGATGGTTAGCGCGTTCGCCGCGTCGGTGGCGGTGTTTCCGGCGCCCCACACGTCGACCTGCATCCGCGGCTGGCCGGTGTGCCACTCAAGCTCGACCTCGTCGATCACGGTGAGTACCAGCAGCGGCCACGTCGGCGTGCCGGGAATGCGGTCGTAGATGCGGGTGCCGACCAGCGCGGTCAGCGACGCCTGGGCCAGCAGCGCCTCACGGGTCAACGCCAGTGCATCGGGCAACAGAGAGACAGGCATCGTGACCTCCGACCCTATTGCAGTGGCGCCGTGGTGGCGTTACAGTGGAGGCATGACAGACGACATTAAGATCACCGTTCGGTTGCCGGCCGAACTGCACAAGACGATCGCGCAAGTAGCTACGGCCGAGCAGCGAAGCCTCAACGGGCAGATCATTTGGTTACTCAACCGGGCCATCAGCCAGAACATCGTGATCACTGAGATAACGCCAGGCCCAACAGGGCCACATCTCCACATGGAGATCAAGCAAGAAGGAGACCCGACATGACAACCCGACTGATCAGCCTGTTCGCAGCGGCCGGACTCGTGGCTGCCTGCGGTGGTGGCGAGCCGGACCTGGCAGCGTGTGAAGATGCCATGCGCGCTCAGTTCGCTGACGCGATGGCCGATCCTGACGCCGAAGAGGGCACCCGGCCGGCAGAATGCGAAGGCGTCTCCGACGAAGATGCTGAGCGCATTGCTATGGAGATACTGGGAGAGATGTTCGAGTAAAGTCAGCCGCCGGTGACGAGCTGAACCACCAACTCCAGATGATGCTCGCCGCCGCGCAACCGCCAGCGTTTCGGCTGGCCGTCGATCTCGTAATCGACGCCTCGGAAGCGAATCCGGTCGGTCGCCACCACGTCAGCATCGGCGTACAGGAACACCTTCCACTGCGACTCGGTACGTTGCTGCTGAACCAGGTCTTCCTGGACTGTCAACGGCTGGAACTCGCACGCCAACTCGACCGTGGCCGGTGCTGTCCAGTCCGGCACCTCGGCACCATACGAGCCGACCGCGACGGTCGCGCGCAAGCGCGTGCACGTGTCGTGGAGCTGGAACGGCAGGAACATCAGGCGATCCCCATCGGGGAGTCCCGAACGTACGGGATCGCCCGCAGGAACGCCGCCGGATTGCCCGAGACCAAGCCGGCCAGATCCATCGACTCGGTCCGCAGTGACCGCGCCGTGACCGCCACCCCCCCGACCTGCTCAGTGGTGACATCCACCGAGATCCCCGCCTGGATGTCCTGCGCCACGTCCAGCGTCGCCTGCTTGATGGACTCGGGGACCGCTTCCCAACCCCACTTGGCGGTGACGGTGACCAGCGCCCGACGGCCGCGGGTCGTGTACGGCCAGGATCGGTCCACGGTGAACAGGTCGAAGAACGGCCAGCCGGGCTGCCCGTTGTAGATCCCGTCCCACGGTCGCGGGTCGACGTCGGTCACCAGCCATGCCGTGCCGTCGACGTTGATCACCAGGCCGGTGGTGGTCCAGAAGTCGTCCACCGGAAGGCGGTACCAGTCGACAGCGCGGAAACGCCGCGCCGATGCCGTCTCGGTGCGGTTGAACTGGCGACCGGTGAACAACTCGACGGCCCGTGACGCGGCGCTGACGATGTCGTCGAAGAACCCGTCGTTCGGCTTGTTCAGCCGCGCCGCCAGGTCCTCGCCCGTCACATAAGGGTCGCCGATGGCCACCGGTCGCCTCTTCCGTCACTTCTGCCGAAGCAGGGTGGCCGTTCCGTCGACCACCGTGGCACCGACTGCAGGCGGCGTCGGCTCTGCGACCGCCGTCGTACCGGCGACAGTGACGATGTACTTCGTGCCGCCAACGAACTGCAGCTCCTGGTTCAACGTCACCGCGGTTGAGTTGGCCCGCAGCACCCGCCGCAGCGGACGGCCGATGAAGTCGACCGTCGAGGTGGTGGCCCGGCCCAGTGCGTCGAGTGCATTGACCGTCGGCGCCACCAGATCCCGACCCAGGTAGTCCTCACGGAAGGTCGTCGTCGCCATCGTTGGCCTCCTGATATGCCTCGTAGGCTTCCTGCGCGGCGTCGGCGCCGCGGATCTTGTCGATCACTTCGCCACCGATGACGACCTCGTGCCAGCCGCCGCCGACACTGTGCACGCCGTCTTCACGTTCCTCCGGCTCAGGCTCCGGCTTCGACTCAGGCTCGGTCTCATCGAGATTGACACCGTTTTCGGCAGCGACCTGCCGGAAATGCGCCTTGAGGTCCTCGTCCGTTGCCTGCGCGTACAGGTCGGCGAGCTGGGCCAGGTCGATCGACCCGGCCACTCGCCCGTACTTGTCGACGATCATGCGATGTTCGTGAT